ATCTCACAGAGATGATGCTAAAACAGGCGATCTACCCAAGGATAGACGAAGTAGCGTTAGGAAATAAAAGTAAGGTTGATAAGATTATTGGTGCGTTACAAGGACGATTTGAACACAAGCAGATAGAACTTTGTGATGGCGATTGGATACCAGGTTTTAAGGATGAACTATTGAACTTCCCCACTACTGGAGTTCACGATGACATGGTAGATTCATTAAGTTTGATAGCACACATAGCTAATGCAGCAGTATATTTTGAAGACTACGAAGACGATTACGAACCTTTAGACATTATATCAGGATATTAATATGGCTAAAAAACAAGAACCAGAATTTATAGATCGTGTTATGAATCCTGAAAAGTATCCTTTTATTGAAAATGAAGACGGTACTTTTTCTACTCACAGAATGGCAAATACTGAAGTAGACGGTAGATTTATTGCTTTTCCTATGATTCAGTTTATACCTTTTAGTAATGAACTATATGAGTTTAAAGATTTTAAAACTGCTAGAGATTATGCACTAAGAACAGGAAATTTTAAAGAATTTAGTTCTGAAGATGAAGCATTAGCTTATGCTAGAAATTATAAAACTGGTACTCCTTTAGCAGACTTTAATCCTAGGAAGTAATATGGCAGGTTTATTTAATACAACTTTAGTTGACCTTCTGAATAAAATTTCAGGTGGTTTAGATATAAAAGATGTTCCTGTTTTGTTTCAAGACCCAGGAGCAGCTTCTGTAGGAGCAATAACTCCTATTGAAAGAACTGATATAGAAATAAGTAATTTTACTCCAATTCCTGGAGCAGCTAGAGAATATCAAAAATGGGGAGAAGGCAATTATCCAATAACGTATTACGATAATCCTATGGTTGAGGTAGATCCTTCTGTTGCAATAGCAATAAAACAAGGAAGATTGTCTGATACGTTTGATGCATTAACACTTCCTTTTGATGTTTTAGGAGTTTCTTCTTTGTTTAGAACTCCTGCTAAAGTTGCAAGTAAAAATATTATTCCTGAAGTAGTAGAAAATGCACCTTCTTTGCAATCTGTTAATAAACCAACTAGGGTTTCTGCTCCAAAAAATAGATATGGTTTTTATTCTGCTGTTGAAGAACAAGGTTTAAATTTAAAACGCAAAGCCGGTCCTGGTCAAGCGTTTATAAATGAGTTTTCAAAGAATCCAAACGTTACAGCAGATGAAATGAATTGGACTGGTTTAACTGACTGGTTAAAAAGTAAGAAAAATGTTACTAAAGAAGAAGTACAGGATTTTATTTCTAAAAACAAAGTAGATATTATTGAACGTTTAAGAACAGACAGTCCTCCTTCAAACATTGAACACGCTAGTTATAATTTGCCTAATGGAGAAAACTTACAAGAAACAACATTAGGTATTAAAAACTATAAAGATAAAGAAGTGGCTAAGTCTTGGACACCTGAAAATGAAAAAAGATATAAAGAACTTTATGACAATTATTTAGATGAACTACACGGTAAAGATATTGATAGGTCTCCAGAAGAAATAAATGAATTTAATTCTTTGTGGATAAAAAAACAAGCTGTTGAAAAAAGTAGTGGTTTTAAATTTGAATCGCATTATCCTGAAAAAGATTATTTTGCTCATTGGCGTACTAATGAAAGAGTAGACGCAGAAGGAACTCCTATTAGGTTTGTTGAAGAAGTGCAATATGATTGGGGTCAAGAAGGAAAAAGAACAGGTTTTGGAAACTTAGTAACTTTAAATAAAGTTGACAATAATAATTTTGAATTTGTTGACATTAAAACTAATGAAGTAGTAGATACTTTTGAAGGCTCGTATCAAGACGCTTGGAATAAAGTTGATGCTTTAAACAAAAATACTGTTGGTAATAATCCTTTCTTTAGAGTACAGCAAAAAACAACACTAAAAAGAATACTTCAACAAGCAGTTGACGATGGAATAGATACACTAGGGTTTTCTAAAGCAAGTCTTCAAAAAGAAAGATGGAATAAAGGTCTTAAAGTAGAGTCCATAACAGCCGAACCTTTATCTAATATGAAAATTTCTGTAGTTGATCCTAAATTAAGATATTCTTTAGACGTTAAAGATTCTTGGAGAAAAGATAAAGAATTAGCTTATTCTGTTGATTTAACGCCTGTAAAAGCAAATGAAGGTAATATTCTTCTTTATGTAGGAAAAGACGGAAAAATTGTAAAAACTTCAAGAGAAGATTACGATGCTGAGTTTGTAAACAAAAAATTAAAAAATGTTATACCTGAAGAAATAGCGAATGAGATTTTAGACTCTCCTATTGAGACTGAGTTTACAACTGACTTTAAATTAGGTGGTAAAGGTTTTGATTTTGAATACGATGAAGTTAATCCTGCTATTTTAAACAAATTAGGTAAAGAGTATGGCGCAAAAGTTACTACAAAAGAGTTAGATATTGATGGAAAGAAAATTGAGTATTTTCAATTTAAGATCCCTAAAAAAATGGCTGAAGATATAAAAGAAAAAGGACAGCCTTTGTTTAGTGCAACGCCTGCTTTACCTTTAGCATCACAAGAAGAACAAGATGATGACATTTATACTAACCCTTTACTAAAAGATCCATTTGATTACGCTACACCTTAATAGGAAATAATATGGCTGAACAATACAATGAAGAATTACAATCAGTAGAAGAGTACGAAGTTACTGAGAGTGATAAAGAGCTAGTATCATTTGTAGTTGAACACTGTGACAAGTGGAGAGACTGGCGTGATACTAATTACGAACAGAAATGGGATGAATATGAAAGGATTTATTATGGTATCTGGGCTTCTGAAGATCGTACTAGGGACAGTGAACGTAGCAAAATCATTAGTCCTGCAACTCGTCAAGCTGTTGATAACAGGGTTGCAGAAACTATGGAAGGCTTTGCAGGATCTGGTAAACTCTTTGAAGTAATCGATGATTTAGCTGACCAAGATAGAACTGACGTTGAAATTATGCAAGCTCTTCTTATGGAAGACACGCATAACAATGCATACATTAACAACGTCACTACTATTGTTAAGTTAGCTGAAATCTATGGTACTGGTGTAGGCGAAGTTCTTGTTAAAACAGAAATGGAGCGTATTCCAACAACACAGCAAATGCCAGGAGAACAAATGGCTGCTGTTGGAGTAACAGAACAAGAAAAAGTAACTGTAAAAGTCAAGCCGGTACACCCAAGAAATTTACTGATTGATCCTAACGCTGATTCTATTGATGAGTCACTAGGTGTAGCAGTAGAAGAGTACGTTAGCTTGTATCAAGTTGTTAAAGGTATTGAGTCTGGTATTTATCGTAAGTGTGACATTGAGCCTCATTACGAGTCAGACGATTTAGAAGCAAGTAAAGTTGAATCTACATCGTATCAAGACGATAAAGTCAAGGTCATGCGTTACTATGGTCTTGTACCTAGAGAATACCTAGAGCAACTAGAAAACGAAGGGGATGAAGTAGTTGACCTATTCCCAGAAGATTCTGCTGCTGATAGAGTAACTGATTTGGTAGAGGCTATTATTGTTATTGCTAACGATCAGCATCTACTAAAAGCAGAAGCATCCCCATACATGATGGAAGATAGACCGATCATTGCATATAGACCTGAAGTCCGTCCTGGACGCTTCTACGGCGTTGGAACGGTTGAGAAGGGGTACAATATGCAAAAAGCTATTGATGCCCAGCTACGGTCTCACATGGACTCTCTGGCGTTAACTACTGCGCCTATGATGGGCATTGATGCTACAAGATTGCCGAGAGGCATGAAGTTCGAAGTTAGACCTGGTAAAAACGTTCTAACTAATGGCAACCCTGCCGAAATCCTCCAACCGTTTAAATTTGGTTCTACTGACGTTTCAAACTATGAGACAGCCAAAGGGTTTGAAGCAATGTTGTTGCAGGCTACAGGCACACTAGACTCGTCAGAGTTGGTCAAGAGTGCAGCATCTACAGCAGGACAAAACAATGGTATGGGTATGTCATTGGCTATGTCAGCTATTGTCAAGAAGAACAAGGTGGCAATGGCATCGTTTCAGGATGACTTCATCATTCCTATGGTGAAGAAGGTTGCGTATCGATATATGCAGTTTGATCCTGATCGTTATCCAATGAAAGACTTTAAGTTTACTACGATGTCTTCTATTGGTGCTATTGCAAGGGAATACGAGCAACAGCAGCTAATTGGTCTTATGCAGACCCTTGGACCACAATCTCCTATCGTACCTATATTGTTGAGAAGCATTATTAGTACATCAGGACTACTTAACAAAGAGCAGTTAATGATGCAGTTAGATCAGATGTCACAACCTGATCCAGCAGCGCAAGAAATGCAACAACAAGCACAGCAGTTGCAAATGGCTCTTGTTCAGGCTCAGGCTAACGAGCTTAACGCTAGGGCTGCTGAGTCTGCTGCTGACGCTGAAGAAGCTCAAGCTAGAGCGCAGAAGTTACTGGTAGAAGCATCATTGATGGATGACAAAGTTAAGTCAGACATTATTAGAAACCTATCAGCTAACATCAACGCTAAAGACGATAATGAGTTTCAAAAGAGAGCAAAGGTAGCAGAGTTGTTGCTAAAAGAAAAAGACATTGACTCTAATGAAAAGATTGTTATTGAACAAATGCGTATGAAACAACAAAATAATGCTTGACAAAATATAAAAAGTGTGTTATAATGGGGATACATTATAGTAACTTAATAGAGGACTCCATATTGGATAAAGACCTTCAAGAGTATTATGAAGCAAGATTTGACATGATGTCAAGTAAAGGATGGAAAGATTTACAGGTTGACATCGAAAAAGTAATAGAAGAAAGAAACAATTTACTGGCAACACAGAGTTTAGAAGAACTAAATTTTCGTAAAGGTCAGTTAGATGTCCTTCATTGGATAAGAACTCTAAAACAGATTTCGGAAGAAGCCTGGGAGCAATTAGAAAATGAGTAGAAGGATATTTGAATTTAGGTGTGAGGAAGGTCACATCTCAGAGAAATACATTGATGAGCAAAGAAACGCTATTGAGTGTCCTGCTTGTCAAGGTATGGCAACTCGTATTATTTCTATGCCACGCATTGCGTTAGAAGGAGTATCGGGAGATTTTCCTACTGCTGCTGATGCATGGGCTAGAAAGCACGAGGAGGCAACAAGAATCGCCAACAAGCGCAGAGAGGGTTAGCGTCTGGTGATATTTTTTAATTCCTAAAATCACAAACGTGACAGGAGATTATATGGCTACATTTGAAGATCCGATTCAAGAAGAAGAAATTGAGCAAGAAGAGGTAGAACAGGAAACTGAAGAACAAGAAGTTGTTCAAGAAGCCAACCCTGAAGAAGAATTACCTGATAAGTATCGAGGCAAGTCTGTTGCAGACATTGTTAAGATGCACCAAGAAGCTGAAAAGATGATTGGTAAACAAGCTCAAGAAGTTGGCGAAGTTAGAAAACTAGCTGATGAATTGTTGAAACGGGAACTCTCTCAAAAACAAGCTGTACAAACCCCAAAAGAAGATGAACCAGATTTTGCTCAACGATTGTACGAAGATCCTGAACGGGCAATCAATGATGCAGTATCTAAACATCCTGCTGTAACTCAAGCTCAACAGCAAGCGTTGACGCTAAAGCAACAGCAAGTTGCACAGAAGTTAAGAACTGAGTTTTCTAATTTTGACGAAGTAACTCAAGATACAAAGTTTTTTGAATGGATTAAAGCATCTCCGGTTAGAACTAAACTCTACGCCGAAGCTGACGCTAATTATGATTATGATTCAGCAGCAGAGCTTTTATCTACTTGGAATAGTTTAAATGCTACTAGACAAGTACAAAAAACAGAAGATCTGGTAGTAGCAGAGTCTAAAAAGGAAACTGCTAAGAACTTAAAGTCTGTTGCAGTAGATACTGGGTCTCCTGCGCCTACATCAAGAAAAACGTACCGAAGGGCTGATCTAATCAATTTACGTTTGCGTGATCCCGCACGTTACGAAGCTATGCAGGATGAAATTATGTCTGCTTACGCGGAGGGACGTGTCAAATAATAGAAAGGAAATAAAAAATGGCACTAGGTACTAACCATGTGACCAAGACTACTGCGGATAAATTTATCCCAGAGATTTGGTCCGACGAAATCATCGCAGCATATAAGGCTAATCTTGTTGCTGCAAACTTGTTTTCTAAAATGTCTTTCAAAGGTAAGAAGGGCGATACGCTTCACATTCCGAAGCCTACTCGTGGTTCTGCATCTGCGAAGGCAGCTTCTACTCAGGTAACGCTTATTGCTGCAACTGAGTCAGAGCAGCAGGTTCTTATCAACAAGCACTACGAGTATTCACGTTTGATCGAGGATATCGTAGAGACACAGGCTCTTAGCTCACTACGTCGTTTCTACACGGACGATGCTGGTTATGCTTTGGCTACTCAGGTTGATACAGACCTTATTCAGCTTGGTCGTGGCGTTAATGGTGGTGTTGTCGGTACATCTGACTATGCTACTGCTGCTACATCAACTAACGCATTCATCGGTTCTACTGGTGCTACGGTTTACAACTCTTCATCTTCAAATGCTGCTGCACTTGGTGATGCTGGTATCCGTCGTTCAATCCAGAGACTTGATGACAATGACGTTCCAATGTCAGATCGTTTCTTGATTGTTCCTCCTACAACTCGTAACACATTAATGGGTCTTGCACGGTTCACTGAGCAAGCATTCGTTGGTGAAGTTGGCGGTGGAAACACAATCCGTAACGGTCAGATTGGTGACATCTATGGTGTTAAGGTCTACGTTACAACTAATGCTGATACTGCTGCAGGTAACTCTGCAACTGACCGTATCTGTCTCATGGCTCACAAGGATGCTTTCGTTCTTGCTGAACAAATGGGTGTACGTTCACAGACTCAGTACAAGCAAGAGTACCTCGGTACGTTGTTCACGTCAGATATGCTTTACGGTGTAGCTGAGTTGCGTGACAGCAGTGCTGTTGCTCTAGCAGTTCCAGCTTAATAGCTGGTTTGTAATAACTCCCCAGGCTCACAAGGCTTGGGGAGCTTTTAATAGGAGGTGATCTGATGTGGTCTAAACCTGAATACACAGAGTTACGTTTTGGTTTTGAAGTAACAATGTATATCGCTAATAAGTAAGGAAGTAACATGGCTATATGGAGAGGCGCAGGTGGTTCAGGAGATGCTACAACAGATGCAGCTAATGAGGCTAGTGTAGCTTCAACTAAAGCTGCTGAAGCTGAAGCGTCTGCATCGGCTGCTGCTTCTTCTGCCACTTCTGCTGCTAATGAAGCATCTAATGCAAATGCTGCTAAGGTAGCTGCACAGGCTGCTCAATCTGCTGCTGAAACAGCACAGACTGCTGCTGAGTTAGCTGAGACTAATGCTGAGACAGCACAAGCTGCTGCAGAATTAGCTTTAGATTCTTTTGATGATCGTTACTTAGGTGCTAAGTCATCTGCTCCTGCCGTTGATAATGACGGTGATGCTTTAGCTGAAGGAGCAATGTATTACGATACTAATGACGATATTATCTACGTTTGGAATGGAACTCTTTGGCAAACTATTACTACAGGTAGTGGTGGTTTACAAGCAGCTAACAACCTATCTGACGTAGCAAGTGCTAGTACATCAAGAACTAATCTTGGTTTAGAAATTGGTACTGACGTACAAGCATACTCTGCTGTCTTAGCTGCAACTACAGCATCATACACAACTGCTGAAGAGACTAAACTAGCAGGTATCGAGACAGGTGCTGATGTAACAGACACAGCTAATGTTACTGCTGCTGGTGCATTGATGGATAGTGAGGTAACTAACCTTGCTCAAGTTAAAGCATTTAGTTCAGCAGACTATGCTACTGCTGCTCAGGGTGCATTAGCAGATACAGCATTACAATCATTTACAGAAACTAACGATCTTACTGCTGCTGTTACATGGGCTAACGTACCAGATGCAAACATCACACAAAGCTCTGTCACACAGCATCAGGCTGCTCTCAGCATCACAGAATCACAGATTAGTGATCTAGGTACATACGTTGTTGAAACGTCTGCTACAGGCTCTGCGGAGATTCCTAGCGGTACTACAGCACAGAGAGATGGTTCACCTGCTGCTGGTTATTTAAGATTTAATACAACTGATAGTTCTTTTGAGGGCTACGATGGTTCTGCGTGGGGAGCTATTGGAGGCGGTGGTGGAGCTACAGGTGGTGGAGGAGACCAAGTATTTTATGAGAATGGTCAGACTATTACGACTAGCTACACACTAACAACAAACACTAATGCTATGAGTACAGGACCATTAACAGTAAACAGCGGTGTATCGGTAACAGTTCCTAGCGGATCAAGATGGGTGGTATTATAAATGGCAACTATTATTAGTGGTACTACAGGTATTCAGACACCAGGGGTGTATAACACTTCTGCGTTCTTTGAGAATGACCAGAGTATAGATTCAGATTACACAGTAGCTGCTACACGCAATGCAGCTAGTATTGGTGACATAACTATTAGTTCAGGTGTGACAGTTACTGTTGCATCAGGTGGGAACTGGGTGATCTTATGAGTACACTAAGAGTTGATAACATAGCTAACACTGCTGGTGTTACTAACAATAGAGTATTACAAGTTGTATCTCTTAACTACACAGATACATTTTATCATACTAGTTCCACAAATACTTATATAGATATTACAGGTTTTTCACAATCTATTACTCCAGTATCATCAAGTAGCAAAATACTTATTTTAGTTAATTTAGGTAGAGCAGGTACTTATAGTAACGGATTTCGTGTTGTTCGTGATTCAACACCGATAGGTATTAGTGATTACGGAAGCGGTTGGACAGGAGGTTTTATATCTGGCTATGATGGAACTACACATGGAATGAGTGCTTCTACTACTATTTTAGATGAGCCAGCAACGACTAGCGCAATTACTTATAAATTACAAGGATCATATTATAGTGCTTCGTATCCTTTAGCAGTAAATAGAGGCGGTGTAATAGGTGGTTCATACCCTTATCAAGGAGCTTATTATTCAAGTATGACTTTGATGGAGATTAGCGCATGAGCGATGTAGTAGAAGCACTTAATTCACTCGTACCTAATGCTAAATTTACATTGGTTGGTGGCGATTATAAAAATGTTATATGGCACGATGATCGTGTTAAACCATCTGAAACAGAAGTTAATGCAGAAATAATAAAACTAGAGCAAGAATATATTGCTAAACAATATCAACGTGATCGTGCAGATGCTTATCCATCAATTCAAGAACAGTTAGATATGCAGTATTGGGATAGTGTTAACGGTACAACAACTTGGAAAGACGCTATTGAGGCTGTAAAGACGGAGCATCCGAAGCCATGAGTACGTTAAAAGTAGACACAATACAAGACACCAATGCTGTTGAAATGTACCTATGCAAGGCTTGGGTGAACTTTAATGGCTCTGGTACTGTAGCAATTAACGCAAGTGGTAATGTTTCTAGTATTACTGATAATGGTTCTGGCTCTTACACAGTAAATTTTACTAATGCGATGCCAGATGCTAATTACGTTGTTGTTTTGACCAACGAAGAAACTGGGACGGAAATGCACAACGCCCAAACTAATACAGGATATGACCAAACAACTAGCGCAGCAAAAATAAGGTGTTGTATATCAGGCACATCAACTAATTACGACCCAGACCAAGTTCATTGTGTATTTTTCCGCTAAAGGTAAACCAAATGAGTACACTTAAACTAGACACGATAGCGAGTAGAGACGGTACAGAGTCAACTGATGTGACTAACGTCATTAATGGTTCTGCAAAGGCTTGGGTAAACTTTGATGGTACTGGGACAGTTGCTATTAGAGAATCATTTAACGTAGGCAGTATTACTGATCTTGCTGTTGGTCGTTATGAAGTTAATTTTACTAACGCATTTGAGGATACTAATTATGTTTGCGTAGTTGGACTTAATTTAAATGTCACAAACGGTGGCTCAAGTAACTATAACCGAATGGCTGTATCTAACCCAGCAACAACATCTAAAGCCTACTATAACACTTTTACTACAAGTGCTACTTTAGCAGATGTTAATGTAAATCAATTAGCAGTTTTTAGATAAGGAGCAATAATGGATAAGAGAATTATATATCCCACAGATGATGGAGGAGTTGCAGTCATAGTACCTGCTCCTAATTCAGGATTAACTATTGAGCAGATTGCTGCTAAGGATGTACCTGCTGGTAAGGAGTATCAGATTGTAGATGTTACTGACATACCTGGGGATAGAACTTTTAGAAATGCTTGGGAGTACGCATAATGCCTATTACTGTTAATCTAACTAAAGCTAAAGACATAGCTCATGAGATGCGTAGAGCTAAGCGTGAGGAAGAGTTTAAGCCACACGATGATGTGATTGCTAAACAGATTCCTGGTGCTGACGCTACTGCTGCTGAAGAGGCTAGGGTAGCTATCAGAGCTAAGTACGAAACAGTACAAACAGATATTGACAGTGCGTCAGATGTTGATGCTTTAAAAACTGTTGTGGAGAATATGTAAATGTCTAAAGTTGTAATTCAGGGTAACGCTAGTGGGACAGGTAACTTTACCATTGCTGCCCCGAATAGCAATACTGACAGAACATTTAACTTACCTGATGCTGCTGGTACAGTTGATAGACTAGAACGTGCTGGTAATGTATTGCAAGTTGTTCAAACTGTTAAGACAGATACGTTTAGCACAACTGCTCTTGGTAGTAGTCCTGCTGATGTTACTGGAATGTCAGTATCAATTACACCCTCAAGTTCTTCTAATAAAATATTAGTTATGGTTAATGGTATGGGTGGTTATAACAATTATCAAGTAATGGTTAGATTAGTTAGAGATTCTACTCCTATATCTATTGGAGATGCTAATGGAAGCAGACCAAGAATGTCTACAGCTTTTGGTGCTTATACTGCTAATGGAGCTTATGAACAGTATCACCTAGGACCGTTTAGTATTTGTTATTTAGATTCTCCAGCTACTACATCCAGTACTACATATAAATTGCAAATGGGAACTTACTCAACTTATGCTGTTTATTTAAATAGAAGCCATGGTTGGCAAGATGCTACTAATTATGATCCAGCAGTAGCATCATCAATTACAGCAATGGAGATAGCAGGATGAATCATAAAGCTATTTACGCTCTTTATCCTAATGTACGTTGTATTGACGATACTGCTGGCGCAATGGATGCTGACGGTAATTCAGTTGCTATTGACATGGATGCAGTCAATGCTTGGGTTGATCCAGACGCATACAAGTTTAGTAGAGCATTAGAGTATCCCGCTATTGGTGACCAGTTAGATGCCTTGTTTCATGCTGGAGTATTTCCTGCTGACATGGCTGCACAGATTCAAGCAGTTAAAGACAAATATCCAAAAGGTTAATTATGAGTACCATTGCAGTCAACGCAATTACAGATGCTAACGGTGGTAGCACTACATCGATCAATGGCACTACGCCTAATGCTTATAACACAGTAGGCAAGAACTTAATCATTAACGGTGCAATGCGTATTGACCAAAGGAATTCTGGTAGTGCGTTTACTATGACTACCGATAATCAATATACTTTAGATCGTTGGAACACAAGAACTTATGGAGGAAGTGGTAGATTTTCTACGCAACAAAGTTCAACTGCTCCAGCAGGATTTGATACATCTGCTCTGTTAACAGTAACTACAACAGAAAATAGCGGTAGCTACGGTTATGCTATTGGACAAAGACTAGAGGGCAATACTATTGCTCACTTAAACTGGGGAACTTCTGACGCAAAAGATGTGACATTTTCTTTTTGGGTTAGGTCTAGTGTAACAGGAGCATACTGCGTTTCTTTTAGACCATACAACGGAACTTATAGTTATGTGTCAGAGGTTACGATTTCTTCTGCGGACACATGGGAAAAGAAAACAATTACTGTTACTGGTCCAACAGTGGGAACATGGGCTAATGATAATGCTGGTGCTGTACTGATCGATATTACATTAGGTTCTCAAACAAGCAAAGAAACTGCAACAACAGATTCTTGGCAATCTGGAAACTATGTATCTACTGCTAATCAAGCAGACTGGATGGGAACATCAGGAGCAACATTTTATTTCACAGGAGTCCAACTAGAGGTTGGCGAGTCAGCTACTGAGTTTGAGCATCGTCCTTATCCCGTTGAGTTAGATTTATGTCTTAGGTATTATCAAAAATGGGATTACAACTCAGGGTATTATTTTTATGCTTGCACTCATGGTTCTTATTCTTTTGTTCAATTAACTTTAAAACCTATGAGAGCATCGCCAACTGGCACACAAACTGCTTCTAATTATCATTCATCATATCACTTACCTATAGTAACTCAATTTTATATAAGTGGAACTACTGGTTGGATAAGTGCTTTTACTTTAGATGCGGAGTTATAAATGTATAAATTACAACCTAATCATCCAATAACAAATGAAACATCTAGTGCAGTTATTAGACTTTCAGATAACGCAACTATTCCATTTGACGAAGCAAACAGAGACTATCAAGAATACTTAGAGTGGTTAGCAGAGGGTAACACACCAGAGGCTGCTGATGGCTAGACTAAAGCTAGAACACACTAGACCTATCCCTAAGCGATCTAAGATGAGTAAGCGTAAGAAGAAAGCTCAGATTGCTAAGAGGAGTAGGAATCAAAAGAAAGAGTTATTCAGGTGAAGAACTTTGACTTAGCTACATTACTTGCTGGAATCATACCTGTCATGTTGGCTGCAATGTGGTGGGTAATTAGTAATGTTAATGAGCTAAGAGGTGACATCCAATTACTACAAGCTAACATGATGATGTTGGTTGATCCACAGGGACAGATTATTCCTAGCCCTGGTAATGCTTTTGCAAGACAGGAACTAAAAGAAGAGATCATTGAAAGACTAGCAGACCTACACGTTAGAGTAAAACTATTGGAGGCTAAGAGTGAAAAAGGACAGTAGACTAGCAAGAGCAGGTGTATCAGGTTACAACAAGCCTAAGCGTACACCAAGTCATCCTACTAAGTCACACGTTGTTGTAGCTAAAGAAGGTGACAAGGTTAAGACTATTAGGTTTGGTCAACAGGGTGTCACAGGCGATAGACAACCAACAGCTAGACAAAAGTCATTTAAAGCTCGTCATGCTAAGAATATCGCTAAGGGCAAAATGTCAGCAGCTTACTGGGCAAATAAGGTGAAGTGGTAATGGATGACTTAAACCAACAGATAGGTAGACTAGAAGCTCAGGTTGAATCCTTACAGCACCAGATGAAAGAGCTACGTCAGGACGTTAAGAATATGTCTGATGTAGTTACTAAGTGGAAAGGTGCTGGTGCTTTGCTGTTGATCTTAGGTGCATCGCTAGGGTGGTTGGTCGATGTCATTGCTAAAAGATTATAGAAAGTACTTGACTTTTATAGCGTTTTGTGGTATAACGATGCTACAGGGATGCTCTGCAATAACGGCAGCAAAGGCGTTAATGCCTGGTAAATCAGGTACTAACGTTAATGCTAATGCTCAGGTAGGTAAAGAGAATACACAGCAACTTGTAGGCAAGCAAGAGAACACAAAGATTGAAGGTGAAAATGTCAATGTCAATCAAACCAAGAAAGACAATGACACAAGTATAACATCAGAGAAAGTAGAAAGTCTAGTGCAAAATAACACTAACGTACCTATTTGGTATTTATTGTTATTGGTATTAGGTTGGTTACTTCCAAGTCCGCAAGAAATCTGGAATGGTTTTGTAGGATCGATAGAAAGAATAATACATGGCTCGAACCGTAAGCGCAGTTACAACAAGAACAACAACAGGTGAACATACGCTGTTTACTGTACCTCCTAAGAACACTGGGTTGTGGAGCATGATGTTTGTTTCTAGTACAGCGGGTACTGAATCGCCTAAAGTTTACTGGTGGGATAGTCATACATCAACTAAGTATACCATACTACAAGGTAAGAACTTAGGTGTAGGTGAGTATATTTTATTATCTGATGCTGTTGTAGCTCTGCAAGAAAACGATGAAATAAGAGTTGAGAATGCAGGGTCAAACGCATTAACATATATTGCAACCGTAGAACTCAGACCTGCTGAGGCTATTCAATTCCACTCATAGGAGCTAATCAATGACACCATGTCCTACTTGTCCTTACCCTAAAAAATGTAAAGCTGCTGGTAAGTGTTTAAAAAAAGCTATGAGAAAGACAAAGAAGTAATGCCTCTAAAAAAAGGTAAGAAGAACGTAGGTTCTAACATCAAGAAGCTAAAGAAGGAAGGCTACCCACAGAAACAGGCGGTAGCTATTGCCTTATCTACGGCTAGGAAGAAGAAGAAATGAACTACTTAGAACTTGTCAATGATGTGTTGGTAAGGCTTAGAGAGGATGAGGTAACTGCTGTTACTGACACGCCATACTCTAAGTTGCTTAGTAAGTACGTTAATGATGCTAAACGATTAGTTGAAGATAGCTATCAGTGGAACGCATTGTCTGAGACACTTACTGTGACTACAGCTAATGATCTGTTTAACTATGTGATGACAGGTTCTGGTCAACGCTTTAAAGTTATTGATGTTATCAATAGTCCAGATGATTTGTTTCTTGAGTACGTTCCTTTTAGCAAGATGAATAACTGGTTTCTTAATCAGTCACCACAAAAAGGATCACCAATGTACTACAACTTTAACGGTGTAGATACTAATGGTGACACACAAGTTGATCTGTATCCTATACCTGACGGTGCGTATGATATTTTCTTTAACATCTACAAACCTCAAGCAGCTTTATCAGCTAACAGTGACGCATTAAAAGTACCAGCAGAACCTGTTATTAAGTATGCTTATGCTATGGCTGTAGCAGAGCGTGGTGAAGATGGTGGATTGTCTGCACAAGAAGCTACTGCATTAGCAGATATTTCATTGGCAGATCATATAGCTATTGAAAACGGCAGGTATCGTGATGAATACGTTTGGCATGTTGCGTAATGGCTAAACCGTTACAAACATCTACTATTTCAGCACCAGGTTTTCTTGGTATTAATACGCAGGAAAGTAGTGTTGATTTGTCATCAGGTTACGCATTAGAAGCATTTAATTGTGTGATTGATAAGTTTGGACGTATTGGTGCTAGACGTGGGTGGCAAAAACAAAATGCTTCTACTAACACAGATTTGTCAACTAACGATATTGAGTTCTTGTTTGAGTTACCAGAGACAGCTACTGTACTAGCTGGTGGTAACAATAAGTTATTTAGTTTTGCTAGTGGCACAATAACAACTGAGTCAGTGTACGACAATGCAGGAACGTCTACAATCAGTTACACAATATCGGGTAACGATTGGTCAGCATCTAGCATTGTGTACGGTGAAGGACCAGATATTAGTCCTCATGCTTATTTAGCACAAGCAGGTCATGTACCTTTAGTATTTCATAAGTTAGGTACTGGTCACGCACATACAGGAAGTTATGGCTTTCAAGTATTAGACGATGGTACTAATGCTGTTGGTTCTGTTCCTACGCCTTATGACGGTAACGAAACACAATTTCAACCTAACTTTGTATTAGGAGCTTATGGTCGTACTTGGTGGGCAGATATTGCTGGAGACACACAGACAGTGTACTTTAGTGCATTACTGGACGGATCAAATCTGTCTACTGGTGATTCAGGTTATCTATCTTTGGTAGACGTATTTCCTAATGGTGACGAGGTAATAGGACTAGCAGCACACAACGGTTTCTTAATTATCTTTGGTAAGAGAAACATTGCAGTTTACGCTAACCCTATTGATGTAACACGGTTAGAGTTAGTTGACTTAATTGCTAACGTAGGATGTATTGCAAGAGATAGTATCGTTAATACTGGTACAGATGTAATGTTCTTGTCTGATACTGGAGTAAGAAGTATTGCTCGTGTTGTCCAAGAAAAGTCAGCACCTATTAACGATATATCTTTTAATGTCAGAGATGACTTGGTTGGTTTTGTTGCATCAGAATCAAACAAAGAAAAGATTAAAGCTGCTTACTATCCACGAGATGCTTTTTATTTATTAACGTTACCTTCATCTAACTATGTGTACTGTTTTGATTTACGAGGTAGGCTACAAAATGGTTCAGCTAGAGCTACTATCTGGGATAGTATAAAACCTAAATCATTACATGTAACGTTTGCTGGTGATTTGTTGATAGGTAAAGAAGGATACATTGGTAAATACTTTGGATTCTTAGACAATACAGATATATATAGACTTAGGTATTACACAAACTATTTTGATCTAGGTAATCCTACGTCATTAAAGTTTTTAAAAAAAGGTACGTTTGTTGTTATTGGTGGTGTAGGTCAAGACGTAGCATTAAAGTACGGTTTTGATTATGTTGATTCGTTTAGGTCAATAACTAAAACACTTGCATCAGGAGCTACAGTATCTGAGTATAACATTTCTGAATACAACATTGCAGAATATACGTCAGGTTTAAAGCTCGAAGAAGTAAAAGCAAACTTAGGTGGTTCAGGTTCAATCTTGCAGTTAGGGTTTGAAGCAGACATAAACCAAAACCCTTTGTCCATTCAAAAAATAGATGTTTATATTAAATCAGGTAAGGTAGTTTGATATGTCAGATTATACTAAAGCTACAAACTTTACACTAAAAGATGGATTGTCAACAGGTGATCCAGGTAAAGTCATTAAGGGATCAGAGATAGACGCAGAGTACACAGCTATTGCAAGTGCAGTAGCATCTAAAGCAGACATCAACAGTCCTACATTTACAGGTACTCCAACGCTACCTTCTGGAACTATTGCAACCACAGTAGCAGACAACACAGATAGCTCTACAAAGATTGCTACAACAGCGTTTGTTCAATCTGTCAAGACATTAGTTCTTCAGGCTGTGTTTCCTGTTGGTTCTATTTACACCAGCTATAGTGTATCTACTGATCCTGCTACAGTGCTTGGGTTTGGTACATGGTCAGCAATTGAAGGCAAAGTATTAGCTGCTTACCAATCAGGCGATACTGACTTTGGTACAGCAGGAGGAACAGGCGGTAGTAAAGATGCAGTAGTTGTTGAACACAATCACGGAATTACTGACCCTGGTCACAATCACACAGTAACAACAAGTAATACATCTACTATTGCTTCAGGTAATGCTATACCTCTTAACTACTTGTATACAACCAGAACAACAAGTACAAGTACAACAGGTATTACGATTAATAATGAAGGTGTGTCAGGCACAGGTAAAAACTTACAGCCTTATGTAACAGTTCACATGTGGCGTAGAACAGCGTAATTAAGAGGATAAAACTATGTGGGGTTCAATAGCAGGTGCAGTCGTAGGTGGATTGTTTGCAAACAGAGCAGCAAGTAAGCAAGCTGCTGCCATGCAACAACAAGGAGCAGCGCAGTTAGAAGCTGCTAGAATTGCTGCCGAAGAAGCTAGATTTAGACCAGTAGGAATTACTACTCGGTTTGCTTCTGCTACGCCTCAATTTACTGGTGGTCGTTTAAGCGGTTACACATACGAAGCTGCTCCTGAACTAAAAGCATTACAAGACCAACTATCAGGTATCTATGGTCCTAGTTTGTTGCAAGCCGAACAAGCTGCTGCTGCAATGCCTCAGTTTCAACAAGCTGCTCAAGGATTGTTTGCGTTAGGTCAAGCAGAAGTACCGCAAAGCAGAGAACAGATACTACAACAACAACGTGATCTATTACGTCCTTACGACATTGAACAAGAACAACGATTAGCTGCTGGAGTTTTTGGTCGCGGTCGTGGTGGATTAAACTTAAGTGTTGGTGGACAGCCTGAGCTACAAGCATTAGCTGAATCAAGAAAACGTAGAGATTTAGAGATGCTTGCTAACGTAGATCAAACATTTATGAATAGAGCAGCACAAGCAGCAGGTTTGTTTGGACAAGGTGCTGGTCTACTTGGAACAGGTTACCAGATGCAACAAGCTGCGTTGTCACCATTCCAGAGTCAATTCCAGTTAGCTACACAACTAGAAGATGTAGCAAGACAACCTATGGATATAGGAACTGCATTAGGACAACAAGTAACAAGTGCTAATGCTAAGGCTGGACAACTAATTGGTCAAGGTATGAGTGCTGCTGCTAACTTGCAGTCTCAAGCTACACAGGCTAAAGCATCTGGATTGGCTTCACTTGGTCAGGGAATTGCAGGACTAGGTAGACAATACGACCAGAATGTGTTGTTTGACCAGTGGATGAACAGAGCATTTCCAACATCTGCACCTATTGAAGAACGATCATTAGGAGGAGGAATGACTACAGGTATTAATTTAGCAGGAGGACTTGGATTTCCTAATTACGCTTCTTCTGGTTTCCCTTATATTTAAATAAATAGGTAAGAACAATGGCTGATTCTTTATTTGGACCTTCGCCGGCAGAGGTCATGTACGCTAGGCAAAAAGAGCTAACAGACCAACAAAACAAACAATACGAAGCTATGTTAGCAACGGCTTCAACACCAGCAGAACGTAACTATATGCTGGCAGGTAATCTTTTGTCTCAAGCAATATCACCTTTATTTAATGCTGGTAGACAAGATCCTATGTTGCAAAAAGCTACTGCAACTCAGTCTATTTTGTCTAAGTATGGTCCAGATGCAATCAACAATCCCGACTCTTTAAATACAATGGCAAGAGAATTTGCAGCAGTAGGGATGCAAAATGAGGCTTTTCAGTTAGCTCAAATGGCTAATGAGTTAGTAAAGAATCAACCAGACCAATTTATAACTGCTTCTGGTAAAAGAATAATGGAATTGTTTGGTAATCAAATTAGTGGTCTAAATGAGTTTGCTAGTTATCGAGTAAACACTAAAACAGGAGACATAAAAGAAATAGGTTCTGAAATTACTATTGGAAGTATTCCTGCTGGAACACGTTTAGTTAGAACCGAAAAAGGACTAGAACTACAAAAAATAACTGATACTGCGTCAGAAGAAGAACAATTTAACCAAGCTGTAGATGCAGCAACGCTTGCAGCACAGAGTAGACGTAATGTTTCTGATGCTTTAAAAATTATTGAAGAAAACAATTACACCAGATTCGGAAATGGAGCAGCTATAAGATTGTTAGATCCGACCAAGTGGTTTGGTAGCATTGTTCCAACTCAAGTAGGTAATCTATTTGCAGCAATTGAATCTTTAAACTCTCAAATAGCTTTGGGAGCATTAGCTAGACTAAAAGCATTGTCTTCTACTGGAGCAAGTGGATTAGGTGCTGTTAACATGAGGGAATGGACTGCATTAGAAACCAGTATTATTTCTTTAAATCCAAGAAAATTAACTGCACCACAACTTTATAAAAACTTAAAACGAATAGATGAGCAATTCAAAGCTATTATTAACAAAGTTATTAACCAAGAAGACAAAGAAAAAGCAGCACAAGGTCTACGATTGTTAAGAGAATCAGGAATTGTAGACGAGTATTTTGATACTTCCGGTGGCGATAGTAGTGGTGGAACTAATAATTCGTCTGACGATAATGATCCTTTAGGAATTCTTACTGAGGAAACATAATGGCTACTTTTCAAGAAATAAGAACAAAGTTTCCTCAGTACAACAATCTTTCTGATGGAGAATTTGCTTATAGACTTTGGGATAAAGCATACAAAGACAAGTTAGCTATGGGTCAGTTTGCTGATGCGTTGAATATGTCTCAAGATCAGTTTGGTCAAATGATTGGTTATGGTAAGTCAGTTGGATATGAACCTACTGAAATGTCAGGATCAACATGGGATGATACTGATAAACAATTATTCCAAATGTTTGAAGGTCAGACACTTTCTTGGGGCGATGAAGCTGTTGCTGGTATTGTAGCAACTATAGATACTATTAGTAACATAGCTAAAGGAAGACCACACGATTGGAAAAAAACATATAGCACTTATAAAGCTGAAATGCTTAATGAGTTAAAACAATACCAAAAAGACGCTCCTTGGGAATCATTAGGTATTGAAATAACTGGTGGTTTTTTATCACCGCTTATGATGATTAGTGGTCCAAAAGCCTTAATGGAACTTTATAATAAAGGTGGATTTGCAACTAGAGGTTTAATTAATTCAGCAAGAGCGTTTACCGGCGGTGCTACTTATGGTGCAGGAGTTGCTGAAGGTTCTTTAGAAGAAATAGCAGATAGAGCCTACACAGATGGATTAGTTAGTTTGTTTTCGTCTCCAATAGGAAGTGTTGTCGGAGGACTATTAAGAAAAGTTAAAGGCGGTAATCTTATTGCAAATGGATTTGATGAAATGTCTTTACGTCCTACGTTACAACTAGCAAAACAAAATAGAGATAGAGCTTACGAACTTCTTGATAAATCTGGTTTTGTTTTTAAATCAGATGATTTTCAAACAGCGTTTATTAATGCAATGAACGACATTGACCAAAACGCTCTTCCTAAAATATTTGGAAAACTTGATCCTAAGAGCAATAACCCTTACGAGCAAGCATTGCACTATTTAAATCAACAAACACTAAAAGATCAAAGTATTTCTAACATGGAAACAATTAGACACACTTTGTATCAATACTTTTTAAAAGCGGATAAAGCAGATCAACAAGCTGTTTATAAATTGTATCAAAGAACTGGTCAGTTTATTGACGATATGTTACCTAAAGACGGTTCAGGTAAAACAATAGCTGATGGAGTTAGATTAGCAGCAAGTCAATACAAAAAAGCATTAGTAGCATCTAAAGCATTTGAAAAAGCAGCATCAGAATCTGCTGGAGTAAAAGATCCTGTAATCATCTATCAAAAAGCAATAAGAAAATTATTAGACGATCCTGAAGTTCAAATGCACTACACTGCAACTCAGCTTGAACAGCTTGAGAAATTAGGTAGAGGAGGTTTTACTAGAGACTTTAGACAAATGATTGGTCGTTATGCTCCTACTTCAAACAATATGCTTTTACTAATGCATGGTTTTGGATTTATGTTAGACCCTGCATTTTTAGCTATTACCGGAGCTACAACAGCAGCTAAATCATCTGTACGAAAAGAACTAGGAGAAGAGTCAGTTAAGTTTGTAGATGATTTAGTAGGAATTTCTAGGACTAAAGCTGAAGTAACACCACCTAAAGGAAGAATTAGAACAGGTATTGCAGCAGCGCAGGCAAGTGAAAGAGAAGACGTGCAAGACTTTCTTGTCGCACCGTTACCATAAGGACGTACAATGGCAAAAACTTTAAGACAAAGACTAGCTGAATTTGGTATAGGCGTTAAAGGAGAAATACAAAAACAGCGAGAAGCTGATCCTTACTTAATGGCTATGTTTAATAGGCAACCTTTACCGGCTAGAGCCAAACGTAACGCTCCTATTGAAGAACGACAACTAGCTCCTTACGAGGATATGTATGGAGAACCTGTTAGGTCAAATATAGTTGAAACTACAAAAGAACCATATACACAACCTGCTGGATTAACTCAAGGAATGATGCAAGGACAACCTCCTGCTCCTCCAGTATATTCAGACATGATTGGTGGTCAAGGCGGTGGTGAAGCAGCCCAACCTCCTTTGTTTGGTGGTGTCCAAGTAAATCAACCAATAGCTCCACCATCTGGTATGCCTCCTGTGACTTCAGACATGACAGTTAGGTCACCATCGTTAGAGATGCCTGGTGGTCCTAGGATGCGTCCTACAGCAGATGAAGTTATTGATGATCTCATTACAACCATCGCTACAGATGTGAATGAGCGTTCTCAAGACAAGATGGATCAGTTGTTCGGCGGTATAGAGATCAATCCTAACGTAGCTCCACCTAGCGGTAGAAGACCTGTAGTACCTGGTCCAGCAATAGACTACGATCTAACTGGGACAGGTATGGCTTTATTCCCGTCTCTACGTCCTGGTTTAGATGAACTACGGAGAGAAGCTCTGATTGTTAACGCTAACGATCCAGAAGACCCAACAGATACAACTTACGAGATAGTTCCTATTGACGAAGAAGGCGAACCTGTTGATGAATGGGAAGGTGTTGGAGAAGGAGAGAAAACAACAACTCAAGAGAAAGCAGATGAAGGCGATATTGATACTAGCGATCCTGACTTTTCCGGTGAGGCAGGCAGTGGCGAGCCTGTCAATGAAATAGCCGAAGCAATCCAGAACTCAGCAACTAACTTTACACCAACCATTACTGATCTAAATATTCAGCAGTATTGGGGTAACCATGACGTACAAGACTATGGCATTGAAGCATCGGCAGCAGCAAAACCGTTTCAATCGATTGTCTTACACCATGATCTAAATGGTTCAACTCAAGCTAAACTAAACTACTACGGTACGTTTGACCAAGCTAGAGACGGTCAGTTTGGCTATCACTTTGCTATTGACGCAGACGGAAACGTCTACCAGACTGCTCCACTTAACAAAAGAACAAATCATTTTAAGTGGGACAAAGTTAACCCAGACATCAACAAAGAGTTTACGATGATGAACCTACCAGTTCTGAGTAACTCTAATACGATTGGTATTGCCTATCTTGGGTCAGGTGAAGGCAGTTCATCACCTAAATTGACTAAGAAAGCAGAAGACGCTTTAGTTAAGTTAGTGACAGAGTTGCGCGGTAAGTATAAGAATTTACCTTACTTTAGTCACAGCACTTTGATTCCCTCAGACAAACGTCAAGGAGAAGGAGATGAATATGCTTCTATTCTTGACAAGAGACTAGGCGAAGAAAGAGAAGTTGTACCGGCATCACGAATAGAAATAATTTCACCTTAATGGAAACGTTTGTCATTACTTACTGGGAGATCATATCAGGTCTCCTAGTTGTCATCTTTCTAGGTATTACTTGGAAAGCAGAGATTAGTACACGCTTGACAATGCTTGAAGAGAAAGTAAAGACCCTATTCGAACTGTTTAACAGCAAGAAGTAGTTACTTCAGGTTAAGGTAGATATCTTCTATCTTAGCTGCTTCTTCTTCCCGATGTCTCCATTCGTCCCATGTCTGTGCAGGTTTCTTGCCTGCCTTTTGCCACTGGCAGTGGTGATAGAGTTCATGCACTAAGACGTTATCCTTCATCATATCAGGTCTAACATACACGACACCTATCTCACCAGCCAGATAGAACGTTGAGTTGCTTGGTGTTATTGTTACGTCTTCAGGATAGCAGTTAAACAAAGCCAAGAAGCTAAGTACTGTTTCGAGCATAAGAATCTCCTCATCATATTTCGCAGACTCCTGCTGTACAAGCCAGTGTTTGTACTCCCTCTACATTGTCATCCTCTTCAGACAATGAATCCCAATCAATATTGTTAGGCATCCTTTCATGTAGTATGAAGAAGTCCTGTTCAGAACACTCCTCGTATGGTGCTTGTTTGTATGTCCCACCATCATACGGCAGGAAGCTAACGCCACTGATATCATCAAAGTTCTTCCAGCACCACGCACCTACTTCAACCCACTCGTCCTCTTTAACAGAGATAGTGACTGATGGTTTGTGTTCGCACCAATGCTTCTGATATGTCATCCATAAGTCTAAATGCTCAATAGCAGTTAAGTTATCCCGTAGAGTTGCAGCACCAGGCGATCTTTTAGGAAAGCTAAACACAGTTGTAGACTCTGGACGCATTACACAATCTTCTGAAGGAATACCCTGTTCAACCATAAACGTAGTGAGCGGATCTTTCTTGTCACCCCTAACTCTTCTGATGTAATACTTAGAATGTCTAGGATGAATACCACTAGCACTATCAACCAACTGACTAACAGTGCCACTAGGCTTAACACAAGTGACGGCAGCAG